AAGAAAGCGGGTCTGGACATCCGCTATTGGAACGCTCAGTACATGCAGCAGCCCACGTCTGAGGAAGGTGCGCTGATCAAGAGGGAGTGGTGGCAAATTTGGGACAAAGAATCCCCTCCTCAATGCGAGTTCACCATTATGTCCCTCGACGCTGCACAAGAGGCTAACAACAGGGCTGACTATAACGCACTGACCGTGTGGGGTGTGTTTTTCAACGAAGAAACGAACAACTTCGCCATCATCTTGCTCAACGCGATCAAGAAACGGCTGGAGTACCCCGAGCTAAAGGCACTTGTGCTACAAGAGTACAAGGAGTGGGAGCCTGACGCGTTCATGGTCGAGAAGAAATCCAGCGGGTCGGTGCTCTATCAGGAGTTTCGGCGCATGGGCATACCGGTGGCGGAGTTCACACCGGGTAAGGGTCAGGACAAGATCTCTCGGGTCAACGCCGTGTCTACTCTGTTTGAGAGCGGGGTGGTGTTCGCCCCGGACCGGCGCTGGGCCAAGGAGGTTATTGAGGAATGCAACGACTTCCCAGCGGGCACCAACGACGACTTGGTGGACTCCACGACCCTTGCACTGTTAAGATTTAGGCAGGGTGGGTTCATCCGTCTTCCGTCTGACGAGCCGGAGGATAACTTTTTGCGCCAGTACCGCAAAAAAGCCGCGTATTACTAAGGATACATTATGGCGACAAACATCGACAAGGCGTTCTATCAAGCACCTCAAGGTCTGGACCAGATCGGGCTTGAGGAGGAACCGCTGGAGATTTCTATTGAGGACCCTGAATCGGTCACCATCAGTCAGGGCGAGTTCACGCTAGAGATTGCCAAAACTGAAGATGAAGAGGGTTTCGATAAGAACCTCGCCGAAGACATGGACGAGCGTGCGCTCACCGAGTTGGCAGGCAACCTGATTGGTGACTTTGAGACGGACGTTGATTCGCGTAAAGACTGGATCAAGACGTACGTCGATGGCCTAGAACTGCTGGGCATGCAACTGGAAGAGCGCATGGAGCCGTGGCCCGGCGCTTGTGGCGTGTACCACCCGCTGCTGTCCGAAGCTGTGGTGAAGTTCCAAGCAGAGACGATGATGGAGACGTTCCCCGCTGCGGGTCCGGTCAAGACCAAGATCATCGGCAAAGAAACCCCCGAGAAAAAGAAAGCCGCTGAGCGTGTCCAAGAGGACATGAACTACCAGATGACCGAGGTGATGGTCGAGTACCGGCCTGAGCACGAGCGCATGCTGTGGGGCTTGGGTCTTGCTGGTAACGCGTTCAAGAAGGTCTACGTCGATGTGCAGCTTGATCGGCAAGTGTCGATGTACTGCCCGGCTGAGGACGTTGTGGTGCCGTACGGGGCGTCGAGCCTAGAGTCGGCAGAGCGTGTCACGCACGTGATGCGCAAGACGGCCAACGAGGTGCGCGCGCTCCAGCATGCGGGGTTCTATCGGGACGTTGATCTGGGTGAGCCGGTCCAAGTGATGGACGAGGTGGAGAAGAAGATCGCCGAGAAGCTGGGCTTTCGTGCGACGGAGGACAACCGCTTCAAACTGCTTGAGATGCACGTCGAGATTGACCTCGAAGGCTACGAGCACAAGGATGACGACGGTGAGCCGACGGGCATTGCGCTGCCGTATGTCGTGACGATTGAGAAGGGCACCGGTGAGGTGCTTGCCATCCGCAGGAATTGGAACCCCGATGACCGCACACACCAAAAGCGTCAGCACTTCGTGCACTATCCGTACATACCGGGTTTCGGGTTCTACGCTTTTGGTCTTATCCACCTTGTCGGTGCTTTTGCTAAGTCTGGTACTTCTATCCTTCGTCAGCTTGTGGATGCTGGCACGCTCTCTAACCTCCCCGGAGGTTTCAAGACCCGAGGACTTCGTGCTAAGGGAGACGATACTCCAATCAGTCCCGGAGAGTGGCGGGACATGGACGTACCTAGTGGGAACATGCGTGACAACATCATGCCGCTTCCCTACAAGGAGCCTAGTCAAGTCCTCGCCGCGCTCCTGAACCAGATCATCGAGGAAGGCCGCAAGTTCGCAGGCGCAGTGGAGCTTCAGACCTCCGATATGTCTGCACAGGCACCGGTGGGCACGACGCTGGCCATTCTTGAGCGGCAACTCAAGACGATGTCGGCTGTTCAGGCGCGCATTCACTACGCGATGCGCCAAGAGTTCAAGCTCTTGAAGAACATCATCCGTGACTACACCCCGCCTGAGTACGCGTACGAGCCGGAAGAAGGTGGCCGCAGCATCAAGCAGAGCGACTACGATCAAGTCGATGTGATCCCGGTGAGCGACCCCAATGCAGCCACGATGGCTCAGAAGGTTGTTCAGTATCAGGCGGCTCTTCAGTTGGCTCAGACCGCTCCGCAGTTGTATGACCTGCCGCTCTTGCATCGCCAGATGCTCGATGTGCTGGGCATCAAGAACTATCAGAAGCTCGTGCCGATGGCAGATGACATGAAGCCGCGTGACCCCGTCACGGAGAACATGAACATTCTGCGCAACAAGCCGGTCAAGGCGTTCATCTATCAAGACCATCAGGCTCACATCGCTGTGCACATGTCAGCGATGCAGGACCCGAAAGTGCAGTCCATCGTGGGCATGAACCCGCAGATGGCACAGGCACTGCAAGCGGCGATGATGGCTCACGTATTTGAGCACTTGGGCATGGAGTACCGCAAGCAGGTTGAGCAGACGATGGGCCAGACCCTGCCCCCGTTCAACGAGGAGCAGGACGAAGTCGAGATGTCTCCCGAGATGGAGATTCGTGTCTCGCAGATGGCGGCTCAGGCCTCACAGCAGTTGCTCCAGCAGAACATGCAGCAGGCCAAGCAGCAGAAGAACCAGCAGATGGCTCAGGACCCGCTGATCCAGATGCAGCAGCAAGAGCTGGCTCTCAAGGCGCAAGACCTCCAGCGCAAGTCTGTCAAAGACATGTCCGACGCTCAACTCAAGCAAGAGCAGATCGACGTCGAGAAGCTGCGGATTGATATGCAGATGCAGGCCGAAGGGGCCAAGCTCATGGCCAAGACTGTGTCTGAGCGTGATCGCACCAAAGCTACTCAGGAGTCAGAAGGATTCCGAATCATGTCGGAGGTTGATAAGCAGCGCCGACAGCTTGAGGTTCAGCGAGAACTCGCTAACCGACAGGCACAAAACAAACCGCCTAAGAAGGGTGAGTGATGTACGAAGTTCTGAAGGCCACGTCGCTGGTCATCAACAACATTGACGAGAAAGTCAAACAACTCGAAGAACACTTGGGCGCGAAAGGGGCCAAGTCGTACGAAGAGTATTGCGAGATGTGTGGGGAAATTAAAGGTCTGCTCATCTCTCGCAAATTTTTAACAGACCTTACAAAAAACTTGGAGAGATCGGATGAGTGAACTTGATCTGAGCAAAGCAGTGGACTTGTCTGCTGTGTTGCACAAGAACGAACAGGAGAAAGCAAAACAACTTCCAAAGCCTAGCGGCTACAAAATTTTGTGCGCAATCCCCGAAGCGGAGAAATCGTTTGAGGAGAGCGAAGTCGGTCTTATCAAGGCTGACGAGACCATGCGAAACGAGGAAGTGTTGACCACGGTGCTGTTCGTGGTCGATATGGGTCCTGACTGTTACATGGACAAAGCCAAGTTCCCTACCGGGCCTTGGTGCAAAAAAGGTGACTTTGTGCTGGTGCGCCCCAACAGTGGCACCCGCCTTGTTATCCACGGTAGAGAGTTCCGCATCATCAACGATGACACTGTCGAAGGTGTTGTTGATGATCCTCGCGGCATTAAACGCAAATAAGGAGCGACACGATGGCAAAAGACGACGACGATTTCAAGTTCCCAGACGAGGTCGATGCATCTAAGGACAAGCCTGAAGATGACATTGATGTCTCGATTGAGGGGGATGACGACGAGGTAAAGATCGAGATCAAGGATGACACTCCTGTCGAAGACCGCGCCGTTGCTCCTCTGTCTGAGGAAGTCAAACAGGAGTTGGAGAAAGTCGATGAATCAAAAGACTACTCCCACAACGTAAAAGTTAAATTTAAGCAGTACAAAAAGGCTTGGCACGATGAGCGCCGGGCCAAGGAAGCTGCTTACCGAGAGCAACAAGAGGCTCTTCAGATCGCTCAGAACATTCTTGAGGAGAACAAGAAACTCAAGAATATGCTGCACAGCGGCGAGAAAGAACTCATCTCTACCTATCAGACTTCGGCTGAAATGGAGATGGAGCAGGCCAAGCGCAACTTCAAAGAGGCATATGACTCTGGGGAGGCGGATAAGCTGCTTGAAGCTCAGCAGGAGATGATGAAAGCTCAGTTGAAGCTTGATAAGACTAAAAATTTCAAGCCTACTGTACAGATTGAAGAAAATCAGGTACAAACTGCGCAAAAGCCGCCTGCACAGCAGCAGATGGACCCGAAAGTGGCATCTTGGGTGTCAAAGAACGAATGGTTCGTAGACCCCAATAAGCGCGGAATGCGCCGATTTGCCGAAGGTGTTCACGAAGATCTGGCAGAACGCTACGGAAAAGCCTTCATTGGCACCAACGAATACTTCGACAGTATCGACAAAGAAGTTCGCAAGCGATTCCCCGAGGAGTTTGCAAGCGGACAAAACGATGAGGATGAACCTCCTCAGCGTACGAAACCGAGCACGGTGGTGGCACCCGCGAAGAGAAGTACGGCCCCTAAGAAAGTCGTCCTTTCCAAGACGCAGGTTGGCTTGGCAAAGAAATTTGGACTCACCCCCGAGCAGTACGCTCGTGAACTTATGAAATTGGAGGCCTAAATGGCTGAGAACAGATTGAAACGCGAAATGGAAGTACGGTCTACTCAAGAGCGTCCCAAGCAGTGGATGCCCGCAGAGTTGTTGCCCGAACCTGATAAGGAACCCGGTTTCGCGTACCGCTGGATTCGTGTTGCTACTTTGAACCAGAACGACCCTCGTAACCTCTCGGGCAAACTGCGCGAAGGTTGGGAACCGGTCCCTGTCGAAGAGCAGCCTCAATTCAAACTGTTAGTCGATCCAAACAGCCGGTTCGCTGGCAACATTGAGATCGGCGGGCTGTTGCTCTGTAAGACTCCGAGCGAGTTTGTTGCCCAGCGTAATTCGCATGTGCAGCAGAAAACTGAAGCTCAGACGAATGCAGTGGATAACAACCTGATGCGCCAGAGTGACCCCCGGATGCCGCTCTTCAATGAGCGTAAGTCCGCGACGAGCTTTGGCAAAGGTTCTTAATCTTTTTGGAGCTTTAACATGGCTTACCCTACCGTTGACAAGCCGTATGGCTTGAAGCCGATCAATTTGATCGGTGGTCAGGTGTTTGCGGGTTCTACTCGCAACATCCCTATCGCCAGTGGTTACAACACGAACATCTTCTACGGTGACATCGTGACGCTGACCTCTACTGGTACCATTGCCAAATCGGCAATTGCTGACGAATCCAGCCCCGTTGCTGGTCTGGTCGGTGTGTTCTTGGGCTGTCAATATGTGAACGCCCAAGGCCAAACGATCTTCGCTCAGTACTTCCCCGCTAACACGACCGCTCCGACTGGCACTCAGATCGAAGCTATCGTGTGTGACGATCCGGACACTCTGTTCAAGGTTGTTCTGGTCGCTGGCGATACCGAAGACAGCACCGCTGCTCTGACTCCTGCTTTCTTGGGCCAGACTGTTGTTGGTTCCAACGTCACCTGCGTGCAGAACACCGGCTCTACCACTACTGGTAACAGCGCCATCGGTGTGTACACCCCCGGTGGCCAAGGCACCGCTAGCACCGTGTTCCGTGTTGTGGACGTTGTCCCCGACACCGCTAACGCGGCTGGTAACTTCTGCGAACTGATCGTCAAATTCAACTTTGGCTATCATTCGTACTACAACGCCACTGGCATCTAAGGAGCATAAA